CTGCAGAAAAGAAAGGTAATTGTGGTTCTTCATTGGCTATATCAAATATAGATTTATTGATACTATCTTTAACAAACTTTTGAATACCTGTAGCGTTTGTAAAGTTTGCAGATGTTAAAGGAACTTCATTGAGTTCTCTTAATACTTCGTTAGTTATGTCAAGATATGTTGTAGCCATTATTTTTTACCTTTAGCTTTTAGTTTTGCTTTTTTATTTAAATCTTTAAAATGAACAAGTTTTACACTTGTTTTAGTATGAGATTTATTCGTATGTAAACTTCCATTAGGCATTTTATGAGTATTGCCTTTCCATTCAGTTCCATCCTTTTTATAATGTGGTACGCCTTTCATAATTATTTAGGCATACACTTTGGCATTTCACCAGATTTGTATTCGGGTTGTGTTCCAGCTTTTCCACCTTTATTATACATAGCTCTTCCGCCTTTCATCATTTTCTTTTTAGCCATACCACCATACATCATTTTCTTTTTTTTATCTTTACCGTACATATTTTATCTTCCTGTTTAAAAAGTGGAGGAGACCGAAGCCTCCCCCGAGTTTGACAACTTAGTCAATCACGTAGAATGCACTTACTAAAGCATCATCTCTAAGTACTTTCGCACCATAGACATGTAAGCCTCTTACTATATCACCAAATGATGATGGGTCTCTCAACACTTCAGTTGAAAGAATAGTATTAGCAGTAGCAGTTGATGACATGTGACCAGCCATACATTTACCAGTAGCGTTAGATGTAGCAGCAACATTGTTAGATTTGTACATATCAAATCCTCTTAGTTTACCACTTGATACTAAACCATTTCTGATAGAACCTTGTCCAGCGTTAAAGTCAACAGACATTAACTTGGAGTCAGCTTTAGCTAATTCTTCATAGAATGAAGGAGGAGCTACGAACCATCTACCTTCTTCAGGTACATTTTGCTCGTCTAATAGTTTAGCGAATCTCGCCATAAGGTCAATTGCATCTACACCAGTTCCGTCTGAACCTAATAGGTCGACAGAGTTAGTAGCGTGTCCTAATGTTGCGTCAGCAGTTGCACTATCTGAACCAATGATATGGTCAGGTGATGATGCAGAGCATCCAGCAAACATAGTTGCTAGTACAGCAGCATCATATGCATCTTTAAGAGCATACGCAGCAGATGATGAAGCTACTTCTTTGAAGTTGACATGTGACATTTTAGTTTCAATATCATCTACGATGAATTTGAAAGCTTTAGCACTATCAACAACAAGAGTTGTTTCAGCATCAGTTAGTTTAGTTGCAGTTGTGTCAGAACCTCTTGTATAATCAGATACAGAGATTGTTGGTTCACCAATGATTTTTACAGAGTCTCCAAAAGCAGATATCTCACCGGCATAGTCGGTGTTAGTAATAGCTTCAACTACACTTGCCTTTCTAAAGAAGTTTAGAACTTTCTTAGAGTATACGGAAGGTAGGAAGAAACTATTAGTTTGTCCACTTACGGAGTTTGCAAAGTTTGCATTAGTATCAGTTGAGGGTTCAAAAAATTGAGCCATGATATATTTCCTTTTAAGTTATAATAGTTATTTTACGATTCTGCCATACTGCATTGCTTCTGATATTTCACTTTCGTATTTATCAAATTCCGCAATACTCATAGCAGCAATCTCCTTTTCAGACCAAACCTTTTGTTGATTAGGGTCAATACTTTTTGTTTTAGTAGAGACCATATCAGCAGCAGATTTTCTAGTCTGTTTAGAATTTGACTTAGCCTTAGTAGGTTCAATTCCAAAATCCTTTTTAAACAAGTCTAAAGCACGTGAAGCTAGGTCAGCATCAGAAGCGTTTGAGTATATCCAGTCTTGGATAGACTTAGGCTGTTCTTTTGCCCAACCATGAAAGTCATCACTGTTTCTGATATCTTCAAAATCAGGATGTCTTTCCACTAATCTTTTCTCTGCACTTTGTCGTACTAAGTTGTTTTCACGTTCTTGGAGTTTACTAAGGCGTTCTTCTAGAACTTTTGCTTTAGTCTCAGATTGTAAATGAGCAACGGTTTCTACGACTTCGTAAACATCAGGATAGTTATTTTTAAACTCTTCAAGTTCTTCTGGAGATTTAGGAGCTTTGTATTCGGTTCTATTACTAGTAGCCTCTTCAATTAACTCTTGTTCTCTAGATTTAAACTCGTTAAGCTTACTATCGTAATGCTTTTTTAAATCATCATATCTTTTTTTATAATCTGGTTTCTTATAAGGAGTATCCCTTGAAGTTTCCAGTTCTTCAGTATTGACATTAGCTGTAGAATTAACTTCAGTTATGTCATCACTATCAAAGAGTTTATTCTTTTCAGAAGGCTCTTCAAAATATAATTGATTAGCAGGGGTAAAAGGTTTATCTTCTACGTGGTAATCTTTCTTTGCGTTATAAGGATTCGCTTGTTCTTCCTGTTGGACTGTATTAGTCATTTTCTATTCTCCTACTCAGGGCTTGTTTCACAAGGTAGCTCTATGTCGACTAGAGGGCTTGTTTGTAAAGGTAGCCTTTCGGTTATTAATGTGATAAAGTGCCTACGCTAATAGGGTGGCTTTATCGTTAGTTTGTTTAGCTTCTTACGTATGGCTGATATTTAATCATGTTTTCGTTTATAGCTTCTTGTGTTGGGTCTGGAGACATGTCCATTCCTAACAACGCATCAGCTTGTACGTTTACATTATTATCTTCAGGCATTCCGCCTTCAGCTAAACCTTGTCTTTCATCTGCAGCAGCTTCAGCATCTTTCATCATAGACATTAAAGTGTCTTCTCCGATTTCTTCTACAGCTTTTGCAGTAAAGACAAATTCTCCGTCAGACAACCTAGCAGGTATACTGTCAGAGACTCCTGAACCCGGACCTTCAACAGGACCAGACCCAGCAAATTCTTGAGCAACATCTATTATCTTATCAAATAACATAGATAGTTCC